TCGTCATCCGATTCATCATCGTCGCAGTCGAGTTCATCATCGTCGCAGTCAGCATCGTCTGCATCGAGTTCATCAAGTTCTCAGTCAGCATAGGTTTCGACTCGTTAATTTGGTCGTATAGGTCAACATCATGGCAGAACGAAAATCGCCACAAACTGAACCCGTCAAAGACAATAGCGCAGGCGAACACGTCAATCGACGGTCGCGTGTATTGTCCGAAACGGGATTCAATCAGATCATCAAATCGATCAAAAACGGCAATGCTAGTCGACGCAAAACCATTGTCGGTTTGACGTCGGCAGCATTGGAACGATTGGAATTGAAACCTCAACCGAAAAAGGCAGTGAAAGCCGTGCCTGAATCGGGCAGCGATCAATTCGACGGTTTGACTTTCAAATTGTGGACTGAAGAAATCGAATCGACTGATGCTGATTGTGTCAATCAGTTAATTGCGATCGATGCGACTGCCCGTGGATAACCTGATCGATGGTTCATATCGGATACGAACAAATTGAAGTCACAAACGCCGTGCAAACGGCGAATGCATTGACCATTCCCGCGAACGCAACACATGGTCGATTGCAGGCGCAGGACGGAAATGTCAATTACACAATGGACGGCGTTTCCGATCCTAGTGCATCCGCCGGAATGATTCTGCATGCCGGTTTGAAACCGGAAGAATTCGAAATTACTGATTTGCGAAATATCCGATTCACAAAAGACGCTGGCGCGCCGAAATTGAATATTTCATACCTCGCAGGTAGGGACGTTTAACATCATGCCCGGATTCACAGTCAATAGCGCATTACTGGAAGCGATTCGCCAACGTGGTGAAAAGCAAACCCAATTCGCGCGGGGTATCATGACGGCGGATCGATGGGTCAAGTCGTTCGAGACCTGCGCAGGGAATGACGAGTGTTATCGATTTGCCGCAAATGGCAATGTGTCGTTTCAGGACATCATCAAAGCAGCGTCGAAAAAATTGACGTACAGCAATGATGACATGAACGTTCATGATTCGGAAGACGTCACCGGCATCAAGACGATCACAACGCATCGCGGGAAAGAAATCGAAGTTCCCGAAAAAACGTTGATGGTGTTTCGACACACATTGACCACACCGCGTAAAGATCGCGACGGGGACATTCTGCGAACGAAAGGCGCCGAAGTCGATCCAAAATTGCCGCTGTTGTGGCAACACGTCCACACACAACCGATCGGCAAAATGTTGGTTGTCGATCAGCATACAACCAAAACCCTCGACCTGTATTCGGCGATCATCGACATCAATCCGTTCGCACATGATGCAGCGGTGATGATTGATGCAGGGATGGGACGATTTTCACACGGATTCCGTGCATTGGAATTCGATTACCTGAAAGACGAAAAAGGACAGGAAACCGGCGGTTTCGACATCATGCGATTCGAAATCATGGAAGAATCCATCGTATCGGTTCCGTCAAATGTTGATGCTGATACGCATGAACTCGTTTTGGATTTGGTCGAGTCTGGGAAAATGACATCATCCATCACGAAATCATGGGCGAAGTACATCCGGGATCACCGTGATATTATGATTGCGGGCACTGATCTGAAATCCAAAACTGATGAGGAAGAAAATGGAAAATCTGGACAAACGGACGACAACGTCGACAGCGCACCAACAGAAACGAGCGACGGGACTGCCGGAAAAACAACCGACGTCGACGAAGGAATCGAAGAAACCGGAACCAAAAACGACGAAGTGACTGAAGAAACTGACACCGAAACTAATGCCACCGATACCGATGAAAAAACATCTGTTGACGGTGAATCGGATACTGATGAAAAATCCGATGACAAAGTTTGTCCGAAATGCGGTTCTAAGTTAGACGAAAAGGGAAAATGCACGAATGAAAAATGCGACGAATCCAAATCGACTGAATTGACAGTCGATAAAGCGTTCTCGTTCATTCTGGCAAACGCCACCGCTGAAAAACGAAAGCAACTGAAATCAATTCTGATCACGATGGAACAGGTCGATGATCAGGCATCTGAAACAGAACAAGCCAAACAATTCGGCTTGATTTAGAACACCGCCCATTTTCGACGGTCGAAAAAGCGGTTTTTGTGTTGCGGACCAAATGAGGAAATTATGAAACTTACCGCGATGCTGAAACAATGGTTGATCGACAAAGGTTTGGCGAAAGCCACCGACGACGATCAAACATTCAAAAATGCCGTCGGGGATGCACTCGCTGACGGGACGTTGTCGCCTGAAAAATATCAGGAATTGACGACAACGAAAGAGGACCAAAACGCCAGTGACATCAAATCGCTTTTGAAGTCGATCAACGACAACATTACAGCGAGTCGATCAACAGGCACCGATGCCGGTGAGAAAAACACCGACACCGACACAGGCACCAAAACCACCGATGAAAACGAAAACGTTCCATCGTTGCCACTTGAGGCGCAATTGAAATCCGCCGGATTGCTTGGCGTCACCCGTGGCGACAACGACAAGGCGGTTGCGATCCGCGTCAAAGAGGCGGCAGATCAGTATTCAACGACCAAATCGGCGTTGTACTACCCTGAAACCGTCAAAGGCGGTCGTAGTCATGTGCTTGCCGGTCAACGCGTGAAGGATTTCGGCGACGGCGGTCGAGAACTCGACACACCGTCTGATCGTGACAAGGCGATCGCCGGTGCGTGGGCGAAATGGCACATTTTGACGTCAATGCATAACGGTTCAAAGCGAACCGCATTTGAGCGTCTGAATGACCATGATCGCGAACTGTTGTGTTTCGCGCTCGAAAATGAGAAATGGGGCGGTGCGACTGATGGCGGACCATCATCCGACATCAACAACCGTCGCCTGAAATCCCATGAACAAAAGGCACTGATTGACGATGCCACATCAGGCGGCATCGAGGCGGCGCCAATTGTTTTTGACGACATGGTGATTCAGACGCCGTTGCTGTACGGTGAACTGTATCCGAAAGTGAATACCATCAACCTCGATCGTGGTCGTCGCATCGAAGGTGTTCAGGTCGGTACAGTCACGGCAAGTTGGGGCGGTGTCGATGATACTGCGATCAGCTTGTTCAACACAGCATCGTTTGTGTCTGCATTCGACACCACGATTTATCGTTGGGAAGGTGCATTTGTCATCGGTCGCGATTTCCTGTCCGACACACCCATCGATTTCGCCGCACTTGTCACACAACAGTATGGCGAACGTCTGTTGGAAGATTTGGACGACGCGATTGCCACCGGTAACGGTACGACACAACCTGAAGGTGTCATGACCAAATCCGGTACGACATCTGTTTCGTTCGGTGGTACGACCAGTTTGGGCAACTACGAATCTCTGCGATTCGGCGTTAGCAAACCTGAACACCGTTCGAATCTGATGGCAACCGCTTGTTTCTGTGGAACAGAAACAAGCTATGAACGTGCCCGTGCCATTCCTGTCGGGTCGTCTGATGCCCGTCGATTGGGCGGCATGGATTACGATTCTTACCGTTGGATGAATCGTGATTACGCCATCAACGAAAGTCTGACAAATCAGCAGATTTTCTATGCGATTCTCGGTCGATACCGCTTGTATCGTCGACGTGGTCTGACCATGCGTCAATCGACTGAGGGTTCAACCCTGATTCGTGCAAACGAATTGCTGATCGTCGCTATGGCTCGCATGGGTGGTCAGTTGGAACGTGGCGCCGTCGCTGCTGTCACATCCAACGCACCTGCCTAAATCGACGAGATCGATTTGATTTGAAAACCCCGAATACGGGTCGTCGTTTTGACGACCCGTATTTTTTTGGTAAAGTCATCAATCAGGTTTCAATGATCCATCCAAAACAGGATTAGACACATGGCGGATGACGCACCAAAAAACAACGATGATTTTGATTTTGGCGAAAATGACGAAAACACGACCGTCACCGACAAAGGTGACAGTGACAAAGGCGGCGGCAACAAAGGTCGCAAAGGACGGCGATCAGCGCAATCAGCGCAATTCGTCATCATGGCAGATCATCCACGAAACAGCGATCTGTTGATTCAATCCGTGCCGGGTCGATTGCGATTGCGATCAACGATCAGCGGAACAAAACCAGCGACAAACATGAAAACGGGCGCAATCAGTGTCCCGCAAGATCAAGCGGCAGCGATGGCGACGTTGCAGCACATTCCGGGCATGTGCATTGCCGTCGACGGATCAACAAACGAGATTCGTATTTTCGACGGCATGAAACCGGATGATGTGCGTCGTGTCGGTGTGTGGTTGAAAAATCGCGGTTTGGTCAGTAAAGAATCAGAGGTTCGACCAGTCCCGACCCGTTCTGAAAAATTGGACGATGATCGTTTCAAAACTCTGATGCGAGAATTGCACAATCTGAACGAAATGCATCACATCAAAGTCGTCGAAGGTGAAATGCCTGACATGCGACAAATTGAAAAAATGGATGGTGAATTCTTACTGAATCCCGGTTCGACTGTCGCGAACACACAACCGCGATACGAAAAAGATTTCTCTGCGTGGGTTCAGAAACTCAATCAAACATCGTAAACAATGGCAAGACAACGCGACGCGAAGGGGCGGTTTGTTGCCGATCCCAATAAACAGCAAAAAGCGACGTTCGACGCACATCAACGTCGCGCTGGTCGTGCGGGTACGCGACAACAGGAAATCGACTGGTATATCGATGATGTGCTGGCAAAAATCAGCATGACATTGCGACAACGCGTCATGATCGCGACGGAATTGGTTGCATCCGAAACCGTTCGAAATATCTCGATCCCTGTCGTGTATTCAGGCAGCACTGAAATCAGATCAAAACCCGGCGAATATCCCCGTGCGGATACAACCTTGCTGCGAAAAACGATTTTCACGACAATCAAAACTGATCGATTTGGAACGTCGGGATACGTCGGAACGCCACAAGATTACGGCGTCATTCTTGAATTGAAAATGAATCGATCGTTTTTACGCCGGACGTTGAACGAACAACGTAAACGGATTTATCGAATTCTTACAGGCCCGATTCGACGATGACACCAAATTTCGCCATTCAGGAAGGTCTGATCGCGTTCTGGTTGAGTTCGCGAATTGATACACAATTCAAGTCACTGCGAACATCGGCGACAAACACACGTCATTTGACGATTCATGAGAATGAGGCACCGGCAGGCGTTCCGATGCCGTATGCCGTTTGGAAGATTGACCCAAACACGGTCGATTCCCGGTATACATCAACGGTGGTCAACAAAAAAACGACGCTGATCGATTTCCCATTGATCATTTCGATACACTGCAAAAACGGAATGGTCAGCGGGTCAGCGAAAAACGGAAAAGAGCATGCGCAGGATTTGGCAGGTTTTGTCAATAAATGCCTTGTCGGGGATGATGACATCGCACCGAAAGATTTCACTATCCCGCGTGGGGAAATTGTGCTAATTCAATACTTGCGTGATTTTGGAATTCGGACCGGCGACGGCGAATATCAGCACACCCTCGAATACAACATCGAGGCGGAATTTGATTCGAGGATATCATGAGTCGATCACTTGAAAACGGGCTGTTGAAATGGTCATTCGCAGCGACTGCGAAAAACACGTTGGCGTCGTCTGTCAATGTGTCAGGACCGGTCAACATGTCACAACAAATCGTGTTGTCTGACGGTGTGTCGGCGAATCAGGCGAATCGTACATGGTATTTCACGGAAACACTTGCATCGGGGGCAGAACGCACAATTGATCTGTATGATGCTGCATCCCTCGACGCCGGTGCCGGTGCCGGTAATGATCCGCTGGGACTGCCTGTCGCGATGGAAGAAATTGTCGCGATCGCCATCAAAAACAAAAACGTGATCACTTCGACGGGTATTTTGACAATCGAACCGTCCGCGTCAAATGGTTGGTTGGGTTTGGGTTCCCACACAGGCAACAACGGATTGCGCGGACAGGGATCGATTTCAAAAATTCAACCACATGAAACCGGGTTGGATGTGACCGATTTGAGTAATCACAAACTCAAATTGACAGCGGTCAATGCCGATGTTGAGTATGAAATCATCGTGTACGGTCGATCCGATGATGATGAATCATCCAGTTCGTCAAGTTCATCCAGTTCGTCAAGTTCATCCAGTTCACAATCGTCGTCGAGTTCATCCGAATCGTCATCAATTTCGTCTAGCAGTGTTTCGTCGAGTTCAGTATCGTCATCGTCACAAAGTTAATAACTACCGGGATGTGACACATGTCAAGCGAAAACACAATCACAGGACGCAACGGCAAATTTGCTGTTGAAGGGACAACCATTGCAAAAACGACGCAATGGGCAGTCAATCCGACGCTTGCAGGATCGACCGAATGGGGTGATTCCGATTCAGGCGGGTATACAAACCGCGCTGCAGGTCGAAAAGATGCCACCTTCACCAGTGAGGGCAAGTATTCGACGGTATCTGAACAATTCGATTTGTTTTATCCCGGCGACACCTCGATTGCGACATTGTGGATGAACAACACCACATTGTATTGGGATTTTCCCCGTGCATTGTGTGACGATTTTTCGATGACTGTCGACATTGATACAGAGGAAGTCATCGGTTGGTCGTCTGGTTGGGGCGCCGATGGTATTTTCTATCGACCCGGTCAGGCCAACGCACCAGCACGGACGCTGTCATAACAACCCCGATTGGTTTACCTTTCGCCCATGCCGTTCATTCGAACGGCATTTTTTATAGGTGATCGAAATGCGATTTTTGGTTTTATGGTTGATGCTGGGTGGTGTCAGTTTGTGTCAAGGTCCACCGGTAGAATCCCGTATTCATGGTTGGGATGCGACAAATCGTGTATGGCGGTCGTTATCCGTCAACGATGCCGACGGCGGACAAACGTATTTGCGACTGTACACGTATTACGGCGATTTCAGGACAGGGAACCAGCCGTTGAATCAATCAATCGGTCTGGATTCCGATGCGATGATTGTTCGTCCGTCATCATTTCAGGACGAGGTCCGAATTGGACGGCGAACGGGCATCAGTGGGTGGACTAAGTTCGGATACAATTACGATATCGATCAGAACTCAGACCCTGAAGTGATTTGGCCGAATGGCGCCGCATTTGTACCGTTAGAGACTGCCGACACGTTCGACATCGCATATGACGGCACGGCTGGCGGGACGACTGACGGGGCAGGTACAACAGGCGCAACAGCATTAACGGTCTACTACATCGACGCCAATGGCAACGAGGCGGTCGGATTACATACGCTAGGCACTGACGGTGATGACACGACCAGTTGTTCGGGGTTTGGAATCAACCGAATAGCCGTTTCAGGGACCGGGACCAATGATACCAACGCATCAGATATCATAGTCACCGGAACGACGTTGGGGAATCAACAAGCAATCATCCCGGCGGGGACTGGTGTCACGGAACAGTGCATCTTTTTCACCGGAACGGATTATCAGGCTGTCGCCAAATTTTTATGGTTGAATGTTAATAAACTATCAGGCGGCGGGGCACCTCGCGTCACCGTGAAGGGGATGGTTTACAACCGGGGGATCGATGCGAAGTTTGAGATTTTTCGGATTACAATCGATTCCAGTGTGGAAAACACCATCAAAATCATCGAACCCATTGGATTCAATTTGTCGTCGACTGATGTATTGTGGTTCACCGCCGAAACGACGGCGGATAATGCAACGGTAAACATGCGATTCAGCTTGAATCACTACCGCAACAATTGACCCGCGTTGCGTTTTTGGGACAATGATCAAATCGAGTTCATCAACAGGTTTAGATCATGTCAGACGATACAGCACGCGTTTTGGGCGCAGCGGCAGGTACCGCAACCATCAACGGTAAAGAAATCGAAATTCGACCGCTGTCGATCACAGAATTGGCAGCGATCGAAAAAGCGTCGTTGAAAAGCTGGAAAGAACAGTACCTTGAAACGCAATGGACTGCCGTCAAATTGATGTTTGATTCTGATTCTGATCGTCAAAATGAGTTCAGAAAAATCGCGACTGAGGTTGCAAAATGGACACTTGAAAACGTCCCACATCAAAAAACAACGGATTGGCGATCGCTTCAATTGACCGACAAATTGAAAAATTGGCTGTTTGAATCTTTCGATGTTCTCGATCGGAAAATGTCGGACACCGAATTATTGAACACAATCGCGCCGTTGATTGATGATGGTGTTTTGTCCCTTGCCCGGTACCGTGAACTGATCAACGACCCGGAAGCAAAACCGCGATCGATTGAAATACCATTTGCGGCATATTGGCCGACGGGGACACTTGAAGGCAAATTAGAAATGATTTTCCAGTGTGTGAAATCGCAGGGCGTCACGCGTGAAGAATTGGCGACAGCCATGCGATCTGATCCATCATTGGGGATGCTGGCATCCCGCATCGAATCTTCGACGTCACCCGACATGGGAAATACATAAGGGCATCAGGCGTCGAGGTGAAAGACGATTCTGATGCCCGTGTACCGCATGATCTGATGTATGGCATTACGCCGGTTCACATTCGCCGTTTAGTCGATCCGCCTGAAATGGGCGGGCGGGGTAAACGCATTGAGGATGTGCGGCACTGGACACCCGATCAAGTATGGTTTCATTTGTGCAATGTTGATAATTTGAGATCACCGAAAGGTCGTATCGTGCGAACACGAACCGGTGACGTATCAATAGACAAAAACGGTTTCGCAAAAGGACGATCGATCGACGGTAAACCGATCAAAGCGAAAATTGCGGGCAAATCACTAGCACAACGAATCCGGGAACAAAAACAACAGGAACAGGAAAAGCGCGAATCCAGTGATGTTGAATTGACAGATGTCGATCGACAATACATGGAAACATTGTCCCCGAAACAACAGCGCAAATTCCTGAAACGGTTAAAAAATGGGACTTGAATTGGCAAAGGCGTTCGTGCATGTGCGGGGGGATTCTCGCAAATTGCCGGGCGACATGAACAATGCCAAAAAAATCGTCACGGGGGCAATGAATGATATCAAGATGGCGGCGGCGGGAATTACCGCCGGGATCGCGGCGGCAGGAATCGCCGCGATGTCGGCTGGTATTCAGGCGGTTGGGCAGTTGGAACAAAATACCGTCAAACTCGAAACGATGCTAGGTTCGGCGTCTGAGGCGCAAAAAACGATCGCGATGTTGACGGATTTTGCGGCGCGAACGCCGTTTGAAATGCCGGGCATCATGCAAGTCGCAACGCAAATGGTCGCATTCGGTGAATCCGGGGCAGGCATGATGGAAACGTTGCGGATGATCGCAGATGCGTCAGGTGGTACCGCACAAGATTTTCAGTTGTTAGGGTTGGTGTATAATCAGGTTCGCGGTGTTGGCAAGTTGTTGACGCAGGATTTCCGTCAGATGGCAACGCGCGGAATGATTTCGATGCAGGACATCGCCGATTTTTACGATGTCACGACATCGAAAGCGCAAGAAATGATGTCAAACGGGGAGATTGCTTTCGAA